CATGGAACCTGATGACTGTCGGCACTTCTGCTCATGGCGGTTGGAAGGGTGCCGGGGAAAGCCTGCGCTCATGGTCTTGGACCCCGTAGACACGGGTGTGGATTTGGCGGAGAGGCGGTACAAGTACCGGGCGAGATATTACAGTTCCGAGGAGTTTCGGGTTGTTTGACAAAATTGGAAGTGCGATTATCCTGTTGTTGAGGTGGTTCTACTATGGCTGATATCGGTGTTGGAACGGAGACACATGGTGATGATGATGCTGTCGCCAAACGAAGGGCGTATTTCAAGGACTGGTACGGAAGAAACCGTGAGGACATTTCACGGCGACGGCGAGAGCGATATGTGAGTGATTCAGAGTACCGGAAGAAGATCAAAGACAGGAGCAGTCGGGCATCTCCTGGGCGTCGGATGGGACGGCGCGTTCGGTGTTTCCACGGTCCACATGGTGATGTGTGTTTGATTTCGATTCGATGCTTCGCCGACATGATTGGTCGTGGCATCCAGACCATCCGGCGGTGGCATCGGAGTGGTGCGTTGCCACCTACCCCGTTCATCACCGACACAGGTATTGCCTACTACACACCGGCAATGGCGAAGGTAGTGGTTGGTGTTCTGGGCGCCGCCGAGTATCGGCAGTCACATGAGGAGTTCCGTCGGAAAGTCGAGGATGGGTGGCGGGCGGCTGAAATTCCAGTCGGTGTGGAGACCTTGGAGGAAGCTCTGAAGATGTACCGTGGGGAGGAGATCCCTGAGTCGATGATCGGTCCGAATGCGTGTTGTATCTGCCACCAAGACGGTTGACAAAAACGAAACAATGCTCATGCTGGTGTGGAGTTGGAGGCGATCATGAGCGGAAGGAAACTGAAGAAGCGCCCGGCAAAGAGCATCCCGCAGACGCAGAACATCCAGTCGGGGGCTCACCAAAAGATCATGAGTTTCCGCAAGGAAGTCACACGGTCGGGCGAGACGGTCTCCCTTGAAGAGTGGGAGAACGTGCTCGGGGAGGTCGAGATTCAGGGGGAGCCCGCTGTCGTGAGGTGGGCATATGGTCGAACGAAGAATCTCGGCAATTTTGAGTTCCTTCGTCTTGACTGCGGGGTGTCCATCCCATGTGCGCCCGGTGAGGTGGTTCAGATGTTCGGGGCGGCGCAGGGGCTCGTTCGTGCAGCCCTGACCGATTTCATGGATAAGAAGAACAAGAAGAGCGGCGATTCCGGGAAGGGGTTCTGATGTCCGTAGATCGAACACGCGCCATCCTCGGCGCGGTCGTCAAGAAATTTGGTCAACGCGTGGCTGGCAATGCGACGACTATGGTGGGGGAGCGGAAGCGCATCCCTATCGGGCCGCTCCTCCTTGACGTCGGCCTTGGTGGTGGCCTTGCAGTTGGAACCACCAGTCTCTTCTATGGCAATCAGGGGTCGGGGAAAACGACGACGGCAATGCGCGCGGTTGGCGTTTTTCAGGGTTTGTGTCGTCGTTGTATGCGGCCAGCCCGCATCCTCAACGTTCTCCACCCAGATTCGGGCAATCCGGACGATCGGTGGACCGCCGAGGGGTGGTGTGATTGCGTGGCGATCGGGCTTGAGCCGATGCCACCCGTTCCGCCAAAGGAGAAAGAAGAGAAGCCGAAGGACTATCGTGAGCGATGCGAGGCCTTTGAGGGGGCGATGCGCGCGAACTCCTACGAGGAGTGTGTTGCGCTGTGGATCGATTCGGAGAATGCATTCGACGCTGCATGGGCGGTTCGGCAGGGCATGGACCCGCGGCGTCTGATGCTTGTTCGCCCAACGACGGCGGAGGAGGGGGCAGATGTTGCGAAGGCATTCGCACTTTCGACCGTGGTTGATTTCATTGTGATCGATAGCGTTGCCCAGATGACGCCGTCGCTGGAGGTCGAAGAGTCGCTGGAGAAATGGCAGCAGGGGCTCGCGGCTCGGGTCATGAACAAGACTATTCGGGCATTGATCGTTGGTGCTGTTCAGACCAGACGGGCTGGTGGGCATGGATTGACGCAGATTCTCGTCAATCAGACGCGGATGAAAATAGGTGTGATGTACGGCGATCCGACTACTGTCCCCTGTGGTCTTGGTCAACGATTTGCGGCGAAGGCCGAGATCAGGTTTTTGTCATCGAAGACCGAGATGAGGGATGAGCAGTACGACACGAAGAATGACGTCGTTGCCCAGCCAGTCCGCGAAAAAATCAGCTTCAAAGTCACGAAGAACAACACTGCAAGCATGGGTGTGTTTGAGGGCGATTACCTGTTGGTGAGCCGCCCTGATGGTCGGTACGAGATCGGTGATTTTGATGATGACGAGAAGTATTTCAAGTTCGCCATGCACTATCTCGTCACGAAGGAGAAGGGCGAGGGGTACGTGATTCTGGGGCGGTCGTTCCCGACACAGGATGCTCTGCAACAAGGGCTGATCGATGACCGCGAACTTCGGAAAGAGGTCCGTGACTTCTTGTTTCAGAAGTTGGTGTGGGGAAAGTAGTCGCGCATCCAGAGGTTGCTCCGAAGTACATCCAGTCGGTCGGGCGTGGTTCCACTGTCTGTCACGCTGCCTTGTGGATCGATGTCGATGCTGTGCGGGAGGCAATTCGGCTGTGAATGTCGTTGGAGAGAAGGAATTCCGTCAGAGCCCATGTCGGCTGTGCTTGGAGAAGAGATCATGAAGGAGCGAGTTACATTTGGACGCCGGTGGCCATCATGCCCGGCATGGTGATCCCGAGTCTGTTGCGTCCCGACGACGCCAAACGGAAAGCCGTCCACGTTGCCCCCAAACGCCACGAGCGGGCGATCGCCCAGAGGCTTTCGGGGAGGCAGACGCCAGCCTCTGGGGCGCTCCCATGCGCTAAAGGCGACGTCCGTGGCGTCGAGGCTGGCTGCTTCGAGTTCCTCGTCGAGTGCAAGACCACGCAGCGCAACCGGTTGCGCCTTGAGCCCAAGTGGCTGGCCAAGATCACAGCGGAGGCTGGTCCGACGAGGGTTCCGGCGATTGCCATCCGATTTCGGGAGGAAGTCATTTCCGAGCATGCATTGAAATATGGTGCCGAAACAGAGGCGGATTGGGTGCTTATTCCGATGTCTATTTTCGAGCGTATTCAGAGCGCTCTCGCGGATGTAGAAGATGATCGATAGCAGGGCGTTTGACGCACGCGTGCTTGCCACATGTAAAAAGATCGAATCATTGGCGTCGCAACCAGATGTGAATAGCCATTCCGATCCTGCGTGGAAGGCGGTCGATGCGATCATCTCGAAGATCTATACCCATCTGACAGATGAGGGGGAGGATGACCCACCGGGGTTTCTGTACACCTCGCTGCTTCGTATTCTGGCAGACGATCATGTGGCGCATGGGAAGTATACGATTGGCGGTTTGGTGGCGCTGACGACGCGGGCGCAGCAGACGCAGCGGTTGGTTGATGAGTTCCGTCGTCTCGATGATGAGGATGGTGTGAAGTTCGTTGTTGATCCGTATCGAGCCGAGTTTCTGGGGAAGTTCGAGTCTGACATGCATCGTGGCGCCCTCATGAAGGCGGTCAGTGACGAACTGTTGGCGCGTGGCGTGAAGAGGATGGCACGCGACAATGGGTGACTTCTTCGACGCGCTGTTTGATGAAGAGCCAAAAACCGTCTCTGGTTTGATGGCGGATTCGTATGGAAAAGCAGTGCGGCGGCGACAGTTCCATCATGGAATGTGGTTCTCGCCGTCGATGCTGGCTAGATGTCGGCGAGTACTTTACATCAGAGTCCGCGACCAGTTGACAGAGGTCGGGGTTGATTCACCGGAACTAGAATTTGCGGCCGATCGTGGTACGGCTTTTCACAGGATGACGCAGCAGCGGCTAGGGCGGCTTGGTGTCTTGTTCGGGGGGTGGAGGTGTTCAGAATGTGGACACGTCCATGGCATTGATCCAGATGATGATGCGTTGCTGGGCAATGGGTTGCGTCGAAAGGTGACTGTTCGATCTGCTGTGCCGATTCCACTCGTGTGCGATGGTTGTGGCGCGACAACGGAACAAGGACAGTCGTTCGAATACGTCGAACCGACTGTTTACGATGAGTCGATTCGACTCGCTGGCCGGATAGATGGGATCGTGTTTCTCAACGGGCAGTTCATCATCATCGATGTCAAGACGGTGGGCGTGTTCGAGAGGTTGTGGCGACCCAGAGCGTTTCCTTTTGATGAGCATGTTTTTCAGGTCAACCTCTACATGGGGTTGAGCGGGATTCGTAGGGCGGTGATTTTGTACGAGGCGCGAGCAGAGGAAGAACTGTCGAGGTTCTCATTCGATGCTCCACTTGGTTTTAATCAGGAGATGTACGATGAGCAATGTTCCTTTGTTCGGAGACTTGCCGCCATCGGAACAACCGAAGCCAAGGCGTCGGATGGCGTCGAAGCCGGGACCGAAGTCCCTTGCTGTCAATATGGAGGCCGCCGTTCGTGGGGTCCGTGCGAATGCTCGTGGCTATCATGTTGATTCGAAGGTCATGGGGATCGATCTCGCCCCAGCGCATACGGGTGTGGTGATCCTGACGGAGCATGGGCATCTACTTCGTGCGATAACGATGCACCATCCGATCAAGCGGAGGAACATATCGTCGGAGGAAGTGGATGCGGCCGAGACAGAACGTCTTCTGCAAATTGCCAACGAGATCGTTGGGTATGCGAAGACGTTCTCCGTGGGGTACGTCGGAATCGAAGCGTTCGCGTTTTCTCGACGGTTTCAGGCACATCAGCTCGGCGAGCTTTCGGGTGTTGTGCGGACGCAATTGTGGCTTACCCGTCGGATTGTTGCGCGGAAGATTTCGATCACGGGCGGTCGATTGAAAGTCCTCGGGTATGGTGGGAGTCTGAAAAAGAAGCAGATTTTCGATGCGGTGATCGGAGGAGAGGTGGCCATTGCTACGGAACATGAGGCTGATGCGTGGGTTGCTGCCTTCGCACTATTTCTTGACAAATGTAAAAGAGTGGTTTGAGGTCATCACATGGAGTCCACGAATCTTGTCGCGTTAACAGGCGAGGATGGTGTGTTGGTCCTTCGTTCCGATGAGCGGCGGGCTGCGGAGGTCCATCGCCGTCTGCTGGATATCGAGGTGTCGATCAGAAGTGCTCAGTTCGATGTCGCCGAGTTGCTTTGGGAGATTCATCGCTACCACCTATACCGGAAAATCGCAGGTGGTTATCCGACGTTCCATGAATACGTCGAGGATCAGTTCGGGATGGGTGAACGGCGGGCGCAGTATCTTGTGGAACTGTGGGAGTACTTTGGTGTTCGGTGGCGCGAGTGCCCGGATATGCTGGCCGAAGCACGTCGTGTGGGATGGGCGGCCGCGAAGGAGCTGGTGGGGATCGTTACACCTCAAAACTTCCGCGACTGGTTTCGCATTGCGGAGGAGGGGGGGGTACGCAATCTCAAAGCAGCGAAGCGCGCCGCACTGGACGATCTGGCGGCGAAAAATCGCAAGCAACTGCCAGAGAAGATTCCTGATAGAGACACAAATCCGCCGGAATCGGCTGATCCAAAGAAGAGTTCAATGTCAAAGCAGGCTGTCCAAGAACTGCTCACCAGCGCACCGCTTGCAGTTCCAGATGAGGAGCTGATGAAGAAGGTACTGGAGAAGAATGACGAGTGGGTGACGCGTGTCTATCGGTTTCACAGGGACATGTTGGAGTCGGTGGACGCTGCCGTTGAGGTGTGTCGTCGCCAGTCTGAGGGTCGCGCGAAGGATGCGTCATTTTGCCTGGATATGATCTGTGTGTCATTCCTGGCGTCGGCGGCTTCAGCCGATGTGTGTCTACAACGCGATGAACTGCTGCGCGGGGTGGAGCGGATCACCGGGTTGACGCTGGTGGCTGTCGACGAGAAGACGAAAGAGATCGTGTACGGGCAGGACGCTGCCGAGCGCATGTCATCAGGGAATTGAATTCCATTAATCGTTTTGTTTGTAATCAGGATTGTGGCCAAGAAAGGTCGTTTGGGAGTCGAGATGAACACGGATCGAAATAGCGAGAGAACGTATCAGCGGACAACACTGACCAGCATAGAGCGTGGTCGGGTGATGGCGCGCGTTGAAATGTCGCGTTTGGAACTTGGGAATGGGGAGCTTGGGCACCCATTCCTGTCGCTGATCATCGAGGTTGGGAGGGGGTTCCTCGTTTTGAGGTTCAATGCAGATCAAGAACCGTCAGATGTGGATGCGCTCGTCGAAATCGTCAGGACACTGAACATGGACCCGACATTGTATGGGGATTATCAGAGGGCGTTGACCCAATGGAATGAGGAGAAGGAGGCACGAGACCAGCGTCGTCGAGAAAAAGAGGATGGGAACGGCGGGAATCGTGCGCGTGGGCACGGGCTCGGTCAGTACTCCAGGCCCGGCAAGACCGAACGGAAGAGGCAGAGAGGGCGCAGTGATGGTCGTCGGGAGAAGAGGTGAATCATGCAAGTGAGTCGAGAAACTGTCATGGCTGAGATCGCCAACGCGATCGACGTCCTTGGCTCGTGGAGGTGCGAGTTGGAAGCGCCTCGTATTTGTCTCAATGGCGAGGTCGTTGCGGCTTACCCGGATGGTGTCCCCGAAGGGCTCCGTGTCGACGAACTCGATGGGATGGACCAGAAGATGCTTCGGGCGGAATTGCTACTTGTGGCGGGCAAGTTGGAGGTGCTGGCGCAGTTGTGATAGATTCGTCTCATGTCTGATGTAGAAAAACTCATGTTCGGTGAGACGATACGATATCTCCAGCAGGTCGTGGTGAAAATCGGCGATGTTGGAAATGCGGCTGGTGGAATCCTCGAAGCCGCAGAGACCAGCAGCTTCGATCACGTCGCGGTCGAGAATGCATTTCGTTCCCATGGGTTTCCGATGGGTGCCGCATACGGAGACTTCATGAGGTTCCGTGTTGCATTCGTCGAAGCGTTAGGCACGGAAGTCTTGCTGCGGAAAGCCGATGGCAGCACGCGTTCGCAAGTTCCTTCGGACATCTCGAGGCTCACGGCGATAGAGTTGGCGGAGGACGCGAAGCGAATCGCACGTGATATGAGGGCGGCACTCCATGAAGCGACGCGGATGGGGGCTGGTGCCATCGATGCACTGAACCGTGTCAACAAACGAAGAAACATCGGCAACGATGAGCGGAACGCGGTGGTGGAAGGGCTGGTGGAGAATGTCTATCGGCCGTTCTGCGATGTCGTGTACCGATATCTTGGCTTCGCTGGAGGAGCGATTCGACGGGTGAACGCACGGACGAAAATGACCTCCGGGCGTTCGATCGATTTCCGGCCGGGAAAGAAGGAAGATGTCGAAGGCGTCATTCCGCAATCCCTGCTTTACGCGGTCGTGGAGAATCTTCGGCGTGAGGAAGTGTACGGCGGCACGGCGCCATCGAATCGGCTGGGTACACTGTCCAACGAGAGAACCAGATTCATGACCGGTGAGTGGTGGCGCGGAATGAGAAGCAAGGTCAACTTGACCGATGCGGATTCAGTGTACGCATCGAACCTGGTTGAAGCCGGTCGCATCAAGGCGAGGAACCCCGGGGCGACGATCGTCGAGAATACCGATGAGAGCATTCCATCTCACCTCGTGGATTGGAAAGACATGATGGCGCGTCTTCCATGGGCGGACGATCCGATGATTTCGGACATTTGATGCGATAACCACTCCCTCACCAGCCAACCTGCATCCACTTTGCATGTTCATTTGTGTGGAATCTTGACCATGATGCTGACGAAGATGATACTTTGATTGATGTCAAAAGCATTCTATGAAGAATTCAAGGCACAATCCTTCATTGGACAAGTGGATGATCTGATCAGGGGGAACAACAGTGCGACCGAGATTGCACGATTCGTTCAGGATTCGTTGAAGCAATGTGTTGGCGTAAAATTCAGTCGTGTTCGGCACGCCGTCCTGAACAGAATGGATGAACTGAGTGAGACAGACGACGACGTTGCGGACGATTTTCTTCCTGGTGTTGAGCCTCAAACGCTGTATCCGGGGGACGATGATGGCAAACGAAAGCCACGGCGCATGGGCGCGATGTCGGCGCAGATGTATCGTGTTGCTCGTGGCGGGGTCAATGCCATCATCGAGGTTGAGTCCGCAATCCTTATGCAGCGCGATCGCATAGACGAATTGGTGCGCGTCGAGAGCGAAACCGGACAGATCAGCGAGACCTTGCATCGAGACATCGAGACCTATCGGAAGTTGCTGTTGACCCACGCCGAACTACGAAAAATGCTTGGATTTATTGGTGGGGCGCCACAAGATGCAATTAAGGTCTCGCTCGATGTTCAGGGAATCGGAGAGAGCTTCGGCAAGGGTGTGGCCGAAGCAATCGCAAATCCTCAGTCGAGGACGAAGTTGTTAGCGATTGCTAAGAGAATGGTGGCGGTTGCGTCAAGGACAGACGAGCATGCTGGGGGTGAGAGCGGCGAAGGGGACGAACTGTGATCATCGTTGATGATGGTCGACCGAGGTCGATCTATACAAAGGGCGAGGAGGAAGATGATCTTGAGGGCATGATCGCTGCCCTCAATGATGAGGAGCGGGAAGCGCTCTTTGCAATGTTGGAAGATGAAGATGGTTCGCTGATCCGCCAGGTGATGCGCGAGGATTATGAACGCGAGCCAGTTGGGCCGATCCAGTTTCTCGAAGATGACTACTACCTCGGTGTGACCGGGTCGAGAATGTACCCGAGACTCAAGGATGACTTTGTCGAGTTGTTCGATGGCGGATACACATCTGTAGCACTTGGCGGATCATTAGGGTGGGGGAAATCGTGGTTTTCTGCGTGTGCATTGCTGTATGTCGTATACCAGATTAGCTGTTTGAAAAACCCACAGCGAACCTATGGGTTGGCGCCAGGTTCGCAGATCGAATTTGTTCTGGTTTCAATCACGAACAAGGTTGTCCGGATTAGGCTTACCCCCGAGATTGCGTCGAAGATGGACGCGTCTCCTTACTTCAAGGACTTTCTGACGTTTGAGTTGGCGCAGTCGATCATGGAGGTGAGGATACCTGCCAAGAAGATCATGATCGTTGGCGGATCGTCGCAATCGGTCTCTATCGGAGGTAACGTCTTCGGCGGAATCATCGACGAAATCTCATTCATGAGCGATGTTGGGGGAACTGCGGTGCGCGGATTGAACATGACGATGGACCGTGGGGAGGCGGTGGCATCGAGCATTCTGCGTCGCATGAAGTCACGATTTCAGAAGTTCGGCAAATTGCCAGGACTTCTGTTTCAGGTGTCATCGAAAGAACGTCCTGTTGCATACATCGAAAAGTTGATCGATCAGGCTAGAGAAACGCGTGACCCGTCTGTCTTTGTGCGTGAGTACAGCATTATCGATTTGAAGCCGCGTGAAACGTTCTCTGCGCGGACTTTCAAGGTCGCGGCTGGGAATGAGCGCATTCGACCGATGCTCGATCCGACTCCAGAGCAGGAGGAAATCTACAGAGCGGCAGGGTTGAGGGTGATCGATATCCCGGAAGATTTCAGGAACGATTTCGAGCGTGACCTGGAAGGGTCTTTGCGGGAAATCGCAGGCGTCTCGACGGAATCGGTTTCTCCATACATCCAGCGAACCGACAAGATTTTCGAGGCGCATGATCGGGGCGTGTCTGCTGGTGCTGTTTCGCCATTGGATGACGACGAGTGCGTGTCAGGGACAACGCTCCAGTTCTTCTGGGAGAGGGTTGCGCGGCGGCATGTGGTGAAATTGCCGCATGGCGGCGAAGAGGTGGTGTGGGAGCCGATTCGTCATCCTGATTCCAGGCGGCATGCACACATCGACCTGTCGGTAACAGGTGACGCTGCCGGGTTGGTTATCGGCCATGTCGTGGATTATGTTGAGGTAAAGCGTCGGGATCGTGGAGCCAATGAATACACAGACGTTGCTCCGGTCATCGAGACGGACTTGGTGTTGAGAATCAAACCCCCGCCAGGCGACGAGATCGATTTCGGATCGATTCGAGAGATTGTCTACCTGTTCGCTGAACATGGCTTCGTTTTTCATCGAGCGACCTTTGATGCGTATCAGAGCGTCGAGCCGCGCCAGCAATTTCGGCAGAAGGGCATCGATGCCGATCTCCAGTCGATCGATTCGACGACGGCTCCATACGACACGACAAAAGACGCGCTTTATGAGGGGCGCCTCCTGTTGTGTTCGCCCTGTGATGTGTTGATCGAGGAACTCGTTGACCTTCGTCGTGTGATCGTGAAACGGGCGAATGGTCTCGCTGTGAAGGTGGATCATCCGGCCCGAAACAGGTCCGGAGGCAAAGGACGGAAGGATGTCGCCGACGGGCTCGCTGGCGTCGTGTTTTCGATTTCAAACTTCGAGAAGGGCGAGGTCGCACCGATTATCCGTGGCGGTCCTGCTGATGGTATAACGGAACCGACCTTCTCCATCGCGCCGAAGGTCGTCCAAGGAGATCGTCCTGTGCGCAAGATTGTCCGCATGCCATTCGACAGATAGGATAGGATGAGCGGCATGGCGTCTCGTATAGAAGGCTTTGTTGGTCGACTTGGTTCTGTGGTCCGCGATTTCTTCGCGCGTGAACCGGAACGGCATGCGGCTCAAGTTCAACGCGGGCTCGGGACGCCATACCTTGGTCATGGAAAGGGCTCCGTCGGCGGAGCGATGGGAGGGGCGTGGGGGCAATCTTCGTTCGTTGACTACCTCTACCTCGAACAGGATCTGGTCTCTAGGTACATCGAATACGAAGAGATGGACGATTACCCTGAAGTCGGGTGTCTCGAGGGATCGTGCATGGTCTTCACCCTTGAGTGGGGGTGGAAGCGGATCGAGGAGCTTGCTGCTTACGGAGACTCATTCTATGTCATTTCTTACGACCGCGATCGGAAATCGTTGGTTCCGGCGAAGGCTACCAAAGCGATGGTCAGCGCGCCCGATGGGCACGGAAAGGCTATGGTTCGTGTCACGCTCGATAACGGTACGCAGATCGTTTGCACGAGTGACCATCCATTCATGACAAAGGATGGAGAGTGGGTCGATGCCGGGGATCTCATGCCGACGATGCGTCTTATGCCCGGGGTCTTTCGGCTTGGGTGTCTTGGGGGATCGTTCGACGGAATTTACTGGCAAATTCATCAGCCGAGTCCTGATTCGAAGTTGCGGTCATCTGATGGGAAGCGGTGGATGTGGCTTCATCGTCTGGTTGCTGAGGAGATGCTTGGGATCGAGCAGGGTAGCGGCGATATCATCCATCATGGAAGAAATGACTCACTAAATAATTCACCAGAAAATCTTTTTATCGAGACCAATTCATCACACGCCATGCATCACATTGCTGGGATTGACAACAGCAGGTTCTTACCAGAGTGGACTGATGAACGAAAGGCCGAGCAGGCCGAGAAGATGCGTGGTAACACGTTTAGCCGTGGGTGTAAGCGCTCGGAAAAACATAAAAAAGCGATCTCCATGGCTCAGAATGGAAGGCGTAAGAGCGAAGATCATCGACTCAAGATTGGGCTTTCGCAGCCGACTAGAATTGATCTTTCCCGTGCAGATGTTGAGTCTGCGCTCAATCTTTGTGGGACCATAGCAGAGGCAGCTCGTCTCCTTGGTGTATCGTGGGGTACATTGAAGAGAAATGCAGAGCGTTATGATCTTCTAGTAGATGGAAACAACCATCGTGTGTTGCGGGTCGAGGTTATTGATGAGCGACCTGCTGTTTACGATCTTCATGTTCCTGGATTTCACAATTTTGTTTGTGATGGCGTTGTGGTTCACAACACAGCGCTCGACATATACGCCGATGACGCGACAGTTCCGACAGCGGATGACGAGACGGTCATCTGGGGATACTCAAACGATAAGGATGTGAAGCAGGAGATCGATCATGTGCTGGCGAAGGTCGGCGCGCACGATGACATCTGGGCTCAGGTTCGGACTCTCTGCAAATATGGCGACACATACGCCGAAATTGTTCTCGGTTCTGATTCCAAGGACGGTGTGATCGGGCTCAACTTCCTGCCGCCGCCGACAGTGCGGAGAATCGAACATCCGAATGTCGGGTTGTTGGGATTCATGCAGAACCCGACCGGGCTCTTTCCATCCGACCTGACAAGTTTCTGGAACTTCTGGTCGCAATACGTGGTCGGTGGAAGTTCTGCAAACATGTCAAGGGCTTATCAGGCATATGCTCAGAGTTTCTCCAAGTTCTCGACGGCTGTGATGTTTGAGGATTGGGAGGTTGTCCACTGGAGGCTGCGTGGGAAGCATCTTCGGTCGATCTATGGATACCCAGTGATCGAGCCTGCGCGTTGGCCATGGCGACGGCTGGCACTCATGGAAGACGCGGCGATCTTCTACAAACTTGAGCGGACGCCTTCGCGGCACGCATTCTATATCGACATCGGATCGGATGACGCTCGGCGCGGAAAGAAGAAGCTCGAGGATGCGCGCCGCGACCTCTCTCGCAAACGGTACGTGAACAAGCAGGGGCAACTTGACACGAGGTTCAATATTCTGGCGCCTGATGAGGATTTCTTCATTCCGGTGCGAGATGGGAAGCGTCTGACGGACGTCGAGTTGATTCAAGGTGCCGATTTTTCCGAAACCGATACCCTCGACTACTTCCGCAGGAAGTTGGTTTCATCGCTGAAGGTCCCTCAGTCCTATATGGGGTCGGCCGAGGGCGAAGCTCGGAACATGCTTTCGTCTGAGGACATCCGGTTTGCCAGGACGGAGATGCGGGTTCAGCATGCTACTCGGCGCGGGTGGCACAAGGTCATGCGGGTGCATTTCGCGGCCCAGGGCAGGCAGGTCCAACCGGAGGACTTCGACGTTCGCATGGCTGTGCCGAGCCAGATTCTTGACCTTGCTCGAAGCGAGGTGATGTCGGCGAAGGCAGACCTTGCGACGCGCTTACAGGAGATCGTCGGGACGAAGTGGGTGCTTGTGAACGTGCTTGGGTTCTCGGAGGACGAGGCGGTCGAGATTCTGGATGACAAGAGGAGTCAGGCGATCGCCCAAGCACAAACGGATGCAGAGGCCGAGCGATTGCGGGCGCCACCCATGGAGAGCGTTGCCAGTGACACGCCAGACTATGTGATTTCCAGGATGCTTCAGGCGCAATCGGTTGCGTCTGCAAGGCATCGTCGGTCATTGGACTGGAGACGCGAGTTCGAGAGCAAGGGTGGGCGGGCAGCCGAAAGGGCGGCGGACCGAAAGCTCGATAAACTCTTGGCGGAGAATGCGGACATCCGCAAACGATTGCATGCAATTGGTGGTCTTTTGAGTGATATCCGTGCGGCACACAAACCAGTCCATTTCGAGCCTCGACAACAGTAGGCTTGACGATGTCGCTGCTATTCCATACGATTTCTCCATGACGTACATGGACGCCGGGTTTATCGACGAGTTGCTGGCTGGAAGCTACGAGAGGCGTGTGACGGCGGTTTCTGAGGCCGTGCGTTCCAGGGTCGATCTCTTCGGCGACGGTGCAGAGGTTCTCGGGACCTACGGCGAGCATGCGATCGTGCTCAATCCAGACGGCAGAGCATGGCGAGTGCAGTACGAGACGGTCCAACTCGGCGGTGTGGTGACCCTCGGGACGATCCAGCCGTTCAACATCCCTTCGAAGACCGATGCAGAGATGTCAGCGGCGACCAAGGACACCGCAGATGCCGTCGTGGACGCCATGCTCTCGGGGGACGACGAGAAGTCGTTGGAGCACGAGCGCGAACTGTTGGCGATGGCACAAGAAGGTGTGGCGCTCACCACGCAGACGGTGGCGGCTGATGTCAGCACGTTCGTTGGAAGTGATTTCCAGTGGCGTGACGATATCGCGGCGAAAAAGGAAGCCATTCTGACGTACCTGGGTGGCGCACCCGACATGAATGGGGTTCCTGTCCCAAAATACGACAGTGTTTTGACGTCTGGATCGGTCGGCGATGACATCGCCATGGCGGTCGCTGCGGACATTCGCGCGCTGATCGATTTCTACAAAGACGCGGACATGAGGCTTTCGGCGGTGGCAGATGCGCTGGAACGCGTGCCGGACGACAAGCGGATCGACGTTGAGGGCTTCATCGATGATCTGGGTGAAGACGTGTTGGAGATGATCGGCTACGCAACGGAGTCCATGGCGACGTCGGACACCGATCCGATGGCTCTCGTTCAGGTGTATGATATGCTGGCAGGGTTCACGGAGGATGTCCTGACGGGCGTCCTCTTCTTGGAGAAGTTGGTGTCTGACTTCAGCAAGGCGGGTGAGTGAGATGAAGCGGTCCAATCAGCTCTCGGTCAAGGAACAACTGCGTCAGATGGGTGTGGGCGGCGATGCGCTCATCGAGCAAGTTCGAAGATCATCCGGCGTGGTGGACACGCGAGTGGCACCGAGTGCCACCAATTCACCCGCGAAGCTCGATACGATCAGTGCCCGAGGTGGAGGCGCTGCATCTCTCGGCTCGAGGACTTTCATCATCGACGGCGAAACGGTGACGGAAGAACAACTCATCGAGGCTTTCGGATGGGTGAAGAAGATCCGCAAGACGGCTGCCCAGAAGTTGGCCGCCGCGAGGAAGTACCTCAAGAGCAAGGGGAAGCTGCGGGCTGCGGCGAAGCAGTTCTATCGGACGCACAAGGCGAAGATCTCCAAGAAGATGAAGGTTCTGCGAAAGAAGTTCGGCGGGGCGATGGCCGCGAGGCAC